TAATATCTCCATCAGTATAAGTATTGCCATAAGCAGTTTCTGTACTATCATTTCGTTTGTTTCCATTATTTACATATCCATAAGCAAACGCAGAATTACCTGGACCATCATTCAGATAAGCATCACTCTGTGCTGACCCTGTAAAACCTATTTGACCCCCATTTGCTATACCACTAATAACTTTACCTTCCACATACCATTTTCCACTAGATACACTTAAAGTAGAAGTACCCCCAAAATTCTTTCCTGCACCTGATTGTGATGTAACTGTAGTATTACCATTAGTATAAGAAGGAAAAGGAGTAAGTGGCATATTCAAAGGATTTAAAGTCGAAAAATTATTATCAGGAGTATCTTTAGTTTGTGTCATCGTTCCTGTAACTGTAAAATCATTTCCATTTCCAGAAGAATCATCTCCAAAAGCTGCTGCATCTTGGAATTTTAAAAAGAATCCATTTGTTCCATAAGTTACTGAGGGACTAGTTTTTGCAACCCAAATTCCTGAGGTTGCATCTGTTTCTCCAAAATCACTTGCTGCATAAGCTTGTCCATCACAAAAATGTACATGAGCCATAACTCCATCAAAATTTTGTCCTGAACCTGACTTGCCTAGATATTGGGGTTCATCCTTATTAATTATACTGGCAGAACCAGAACTAGGATCATCTTCTGTACTAAAAGAAGTTTCTTCTACTCCATTAACATAAATTCGTATTCTATCTCCTGGTGTAGCATTATCACTATCCCAAGCAAAAACTAAATGATACCAAGCTCCAGGGTCCGCGAATTTTCTATTAGTTATATATTCCCCATCAGCACTACTACTTAAATAATTAGTAAAATTTAATGTTTCGGACGAACTAAAATACATTCTAGTTTCGTTAGTTCCAGAATCATAGCCATTGAAAAAAACTTGAGAGCCTGTTTCAACGTCTGATCTTTTAATCCAACCAGACCAAGTCCATTTAGTTTGGTCTCCTGCACTAGCAGGTGTAAATTCTAATGATGTAGTAGCCATTAGTTAAATTGTCCTCCTTGACCGATTGTAAAGCTCCAAGTCATTGTAAAAGCTCTAGCAGCCGTTTGCCCTTCGGCATCGGTTGCAGTAACAGTGAATGAATCAGTCGCTGCTGATGTGTGCTGAGTCTGTGTTCCAGTAATAGTACAACTCCCCACACCTGTTGTAAATGTTAAAGGTGTTGCAACAGCTCCGCTTGTTATAGCGAACGATACAGCATCGGTTGCTGTTAAAGTTTGTGTTGCAATCGCTGCTGAACCACTAAAAGTTCCTAAGGATCCTGAGCCTGTAACCCATGCAGGTACATCGCTCACGGTTAAATCTGCTGATGAAGTTCGAACCGCAACACCATCTGGATTTTCAACTCTTACAAAATAAGTTCCGTCAACGGGTAAAGTAAAGGTAGCCGTTATCGAAGCTGCGGAAGTATAAGTAATACTGTCAGCTACAACAATAGCTCCTGTGGCATTAATTGCCTCTACAGCAGGCATATTAGTAAAATTGGTTCCTGCAATCACAACGGCTGTAGCCGTATTAGGAACAACAGAAGGAGTGAGTGAAGTGATCGTTGGGCTTGTAACGATGGTGGCTGTACCACCTAACGCAACAGATACTCCATCCAACGTCATGGAATTATTTTGTAATTGTGCGTTCGTTAAACCTGTTCCTAATCCAGCAACGGTTGCTGGTAAGGTAATTGTTTTTGTGCTTAAATCTTGTGTGGCTGCTAATTTTCCTGCGGTTACATTAACATCTTTAACCTTTGCTGTTTCAACAGCATCGGTTGCGAGTTTAGCAGCAGTAACAATCCCATCATCTAATTGAGAGGAAGTTAAAGGTGCATCTGTAGGTTTTGTTCCAACATATCCCATGTGTTAATATCCTTATGTGCTAATTGCATCAACTGCACTTACCCATACATCACATGAAGATGCATCCGAACTGACAACTGATAATACATCTGAATTTTGAACAACGAATTTTGCTCCGCCGTCCAAAACTTGTAAAGAACCACCTGTTGGTATGGGTGCATCCTTCACTAGATAAATATTATTAGATCCATCGTTGATATAACAATCTACAGTGATGGCTGTGCTAAGTATATTCGATAAAGAAATACCTACAATTGCATCGTAGGAATTAGGGCTGAAAACAGCCGCTGGTGTCGCACCTACTGCGTTAGAGGTATATCTTCGAAAATTTTGAGCCATATGTTTCTCCTTATAGTGCTATGGCAACTGCCAAAGCAAATCCTTTTCCTGCTGCATTAATAGTTTGATCTGTATCATCTATGTAAGCTACCTTACTTGCAGGCATTGTGCAAAATACATCTTTTGTTGTCGCTACAGAAAAATCTACAGCAGCATCACTATTCGAACTAGATATAATTGTATCTCTAGCTAAAGTAGCTGCTCCTACAGTTCCAATACCCACTTCAAATTCTGCTGCGTTCTGTGTATGGATGGTATAATAAGTGGTACTTGCATTCCCAATCGCGCTAGAAAAAGTTTCAAATCCTGTGACTGCACCAGCCAAGGTAAACGTACCTGTTCCTGATGTAGTGCTGGTTTCTTTTACTCTATCATTTATTACAAATGCCATTTTTAATCCTGCGTTGGTGGTGGTGATTTAAGAGGCGTTCGAATAACTCCATCCTGGTATTCGTCCCTGCGTCTACGACCTTGTTGTTCGATCGCATACGATTGTAAAGCCTGCTGATACGACTGCTGATAGTACTGTATCAGATTTTGCGGACCTTTCAAGTATCCATATGCTTCTAGCAAAGTCGCGTACAAAAGTAAATCCTGATATTTATTGCTTAGATAGGTTGTTGTTGAATCAGATGTAGTGATGCTATCTGGCTGTTTAATATAAGCCAAAGTAATTTCATAAGCTCTATCGGGTGTAGGAGCTACTAACCAATAAATCGCATCCCAGTTAGCATAATATTTAGGTAATCCTGAAGACGTAGAAGGAGTGTCATAATATTCTGTCATGAAGGAAGTGTCCTTTCTCTCTAAATAAACATGAACATTAGGGCTCACGTTATCATTAGTAAGTTGAGCATAACGAATAATCCTTAAATCAGTAGGGATCGTCACATATCGATTTCCAATCGTTAAATTAGAAGTTGCATAGAAGCGATTATCATCATTATCCGCTTCTCTATAAATTCTATTTTCTGCATTCTTAGTAATAGTCGTACAAATAGCAGCCGTTAAAACGGTATCATCAACTTCCGTATAACTTCTTAAATCTGTTTTTAAATTTGCGTATGTATATGCCATTATGGTCTATCTCCTACAGGGCCTGCAAAAGCGGGGAACCCTCCTCCACTTGTAGCACTAGTTGCTGCAGAAACCAAAGAAAAAGTATATTGATTGCTAACCGTCTTGGTTGGAGGTTGCCCTGGATAATTAACTGTAATGTTAATAAGTGTAATACTGTAAGATCCAAACACTTTATCTAAAGTATTATGAGCATTGGCTGTACTTGATTGGGGCGTTAGCCCGTAAGTAGGTGCTGCTGAGCCTCGAGTTAAACCTGATAAAACTCCCGTTCCAACATTATTAGCTGTATATTTAATAACTTCACTAAGAGTAAAAGTATTTTCCCCATCTCTAGTTTGTTGAGTAGTGGGTTTAGTTTGAACATAGAGATATCCTGAACTTGGAAAAGCCGACGAATCAGTTAAAGTTAAAGTCGTAGCTGTTGAAGTAATAGCTCCATTTAAAGTAGTTTCTAATTCAAAAACAGATTCAGCAACTCCGCCAATATTTTGTTGCTTAAGCTGTCTAAATCTTACAGCATCTCCAGTTGAAAAATTATGATTAGGCTGCGTGACTGTAACTGTTGTTCCTACTACAGTATCAAAAGGATTATTAGGTAAAATAGTGGGAGTAGGAAAAGCTGTTCGAGCAGGTCTTACCTTACTCAAGGATATCGCATCAGCACTTAAATGTTTAGGTCGTAGTTGAGGTTGTTTGGGTTCGTATTCAGAAATATGAACAAATGCTCCTGTCCATTCAGTTACCATTTCCCTCCATGGAAATTGTAGGCCCGAACGGTCTGAGATAGCTAGGGCACGTCTTCCTGATGCATACTTTGCCATTAGATATTTGGATAGTAGGCTTTAGGTGTTATATAAGTACTTGCTGCTGATCCATCCTCCTGTAAAGCTCTAGCCAATTCATCTTCGTATAATAATTTAAAAGCTTGTGTTTTTTCCATTCTATATTTTTGTGATAAATAATAAGCGAGTCCTGCCACCATCGGTGGAATAAAACGAAAAGGAACATCCGTTGCGTTAGAATACGTTCCTGCGTCTTGAATTCTTTTAACAAAAAAGATATGTAAATTTTTAGCTGCATTACTTGCATCGGGAGTTGGATAAACAGTCATGGTAACTCTATCTATAAATCGTTGAACCCAATAGTTACTAGGAGTACCTTCGGACTCTTTATTAGCATATCCTGAATAAGTAGAACGATCTACTTTACCAAGAGCTGCATCAGATTGAGTATTCCCTGCCATGTTCGTTCGTAATGAACATTGTTCAATATCCGAGAAACCTGGAACATAATTGGTAACCGCTGCACCATCTGAATGTGTCGCTGCTGTTGTAGAATGAGCTCCACGTGTCACACCCGCTAAAACATTACCACTAAATCCAACATAGGTTATATCTTCACTACCAATTCTAACCGTACCTTGATTATTCATTCCTGTAATAGAATCCATAGTGATCCCACTTGTAACGCTGGTAGTAGCAATAGCTCCATCTAGAGTGGTATCAAGTCCATTAGATTTTTGTGTAGCAGTCGCACCTGTAGTAGGCATATCAGAAGGGTATCTGTAGAAATTAAATTCTTTCTCTCCTTGGGTTAACGTAAGATTTAAAGTTCCTACTTCCCAATAATGCAGTCCTCGATTGCCCCATTCTTGAAAAAGAATGTTGAGTGATCGTCTCGCTGCTCTTAATTGATAACCTGAAACGTTAGGAAACCCAACGCGTTCAAAAGCTTCTTCAACGATATCAGCAATAGTAAATGTTTTTCCAAACGTGTAATTGTCTGAAGTCGTGTTAGGCATAAAGTCCTCCTAACCGTAAAAGAATGTTACGTCTGCTATAGTTCCTAAAGAACAAGTTGCGCTTGTTTTACAATATAAGCCAGTTCCTGGGAACATTACGCTATATACAAAAGGTGATGATGCTCCATTGGGTGTTCCAAAAATCCCAAGTGAAGTTCCATCATTTTCTATATCAATAGTCCCAGCTCCTGCTGTGCAATTTGCAGAGAACCCTAAAATTCTTGCAGGCCCTCCAAAAATAACTTGGTTAGCTGCAGTGCTCGTTATTCTTGTTATTTTTACGTCTACTGGATACGTACTCATTCTTAATCTCCTAATCTAATAATAGCATCAGCTGCTGTTGGACTTGGAAACTGAATTGTAAAGTCTCCTGCAGTTGCTGTTTTATTTCCACCAAAATCTAGAACTAAACATAACATATTCGCGGGAGTCGTACTTGTATTATAGATTGCTGCTCCAAGTGCAGTCAATGTTACACTTGAGAACGTTAAATTATCAAAATCTACAATCGCTGTATTACTTCCAGGAACAGATCCACTTAAAGATCCTAATGTTAAAGCATTTCCTCCAGTCGTATAACTTGTGCCTGAAGAACTCACTTCATTAGTCGTACTATAAGTAGTTGAACTAGTTGTATAAGGCGGTCCTAATGTTGTTACGTATAAAGCCAACTTATAAGTTTGCGCGCTAACCCCATATTCAAAATTATGAGATGCAGCTAACAGTTCGGCTTTAAAACTATCTGGTACTATATTTGCCATATAACTTCCTTTTTAATTTGTAATGAACAGGTTGTCAATATTAGAGTGAGCTCCCTAAGGAGCTCACAAATATATTGATTATGCCCAAATACCTTGAACGTTAAGAACAGCCCATTTAGCGCCGCCCTCTAAACTTCCAATAGTAATAAAGTCTCCTACTTTAGAAGTTCCTTTAGTATTTGTTAATGTAGCATTATTTGCTGCAGCATAACGAATTACTTCTGCACCATTACATGCAAAGTTAAGTGCGTTTGTGCCATCAGATCCTGTGTTTACAAAAGTCCATACGTAGCCTTCTGTAATTGCAGGTAATGTAAAAGTTACATCGCCAGATGGTGATGTGAACGTTGAGCCACTATCTCCATTAAGTACAGCATAAGCTGCTGTTTTTTCATTTAGATTGTATCCAGTTAAACCTGCTTCGTTAAATTTACCTTGCAGAACTGGTCCTCTAAAACGTGTTGTTGCCATGATTATAATTCTCCTAGTTTGTGAATCTAGTCTCTAGGCCGTCGACTATACGCGTCTAGATTCTGTTAATAATTGTATAGTGATTAATCTATAACTCAAATTTGCGTCCAGCGCAAGGGATCCCTACAGAAATGTATGATTTTTTAATAGCGCTTAAGTGGCTATTGAAACTTCGGCCTTAGCGTCGTGTATTTTGGTTTGAAGCGTATCTGCTTCAAACTCTTTGGCAATGATCTGCTTTATAACATCCTGGATTTGTTTATTGATCTCGATCATCCGAATATTATGCTTCCCGTCCTTCAGGTGCTCGTGTTGCCATTCTAACTCCAAGGACTGTTTCGTAATGTATAGGTCTTCCGTCATCGTTAACCTCCTCATAGGTTATCCATTTACCACGGGTAAATCCATCTTTCTCCAGTTTTACCTTATTTTGTCCTAGTTTGTCAAGGATTGATTTTTCAATCCCTGCAACACTATCTTCAGCCATCACGTTTGTTTCACCGCGATAACCTTCATAATGAATTTGTACTCGGAAGTTTTTCATAAGTCTAATTTCTTACTTTATAAACGAAATGAGGCGGTTTTGAGGCCGCCTCATCTCTAATGTTATTACGTTCCTGGTGAACTAAAGATACCTCTAGGGTCAGAACAGCCGAAGCTGTATCTTTCTCTAGCTTTGTATCTAACGTTGCCAGTATCGAAATCGCCTTCCATTGCAGTCGTTAATGGTGCACGATTGAACATTTTCATACCGTTAGGTACGTCTGTGATGATGTAAAATGCATTAGTATCAGTTAAAAAGTTATTAACTCTATAACCTTGAGGGATTGAACCCATACTTACCATTGCATTAACGTCATTATCAGCTGTTCCCACTCTACCTTGAGATTTAAATAATCTCTCAGCAGTAAATTGCAGATCTGACGGAATAACTAATTTCGTCGGTCTAGCCGCAATTT